CTCTGTTATCCTACGTTCCATGTTAACAATTATATACTAGAAAGTGTATTAAGTCAACCAGCACCAAAAGATCAACTATTATTGGACTAATTGTCTTTGTAGTCTGGCACAGCGAACAGATCTATGCCTTCATCTAATAGTTTGTTGGCCTCTTCCTTGGTAGTTGTTCCATAGAATTTTTGATCCCGTTTACCTTTTGAAGCCTTTCTAGCCTCCTTGGCAAAGTTTTTACCAACATTTTGGAAGTCTTTTTTAATTTTCTTATTAAGTTTACGTAAGATGTGCTCGGCGCTTTCTCCCATGACCATATAATCTTCAGGAATTTTCTTCTTGGAAGTTTTTACATTTGGCGCCATTATGGCCTTGTCAACCGCTGTGCTGTCACACATGGGACACTGAATCATGCCCTTGTTCTTTTGTCTTGTGTATTCTTTACTGCTGGGGAACCAACCCTCAAACTCATGATTACATCTGCATCTTAATTGATATTTGATCATAATATTATTTACATTATATACTTGACTTATAAAGCTGTCTACTATAATATTAGATTATGGCATTACATAACACATCAGGGTACGTTCCAGGAAAAGCAAAGAAGACTTCGATTGGCAGGAATAAGAGCAGAATCAAGAAGAGCTCAATGAACAAGAACAAGAAGAGATCTTACAAGGCTTATGCAGGACAAGGCAAGTAAAGACAATATTAAATTACTGAAGGCTCAGTTGGGGAACTTGGAAGTGCAAGTTGCAGAATACCAGCAAATTGTAAAAGAGCTTTCGGATAAGTTGTCTTTGTACGAAAACAATTACGGTGCGGTGTTCAAGCCATCTAGAAGTATCTCAAACCAAAAATAACGGCGTCTTTCTTCCTACGGAACTTTATGTGTTCGTAGTCGATGATGTACACATTCAATCTTCCACCATGCTGTTGAACTATCCGTTCAGTGTCTAAGGGTCTAATGGTTATCTTATCCTCGTCCGGTAATTTGGCCTTATACCCCCAGAACATTGGCCACCAATGTAATGGGTTCAAAGAGTCGTAATGTTCTTTCATAATTATGAGGAATATAAAAGGTGCTATGGTTAAAGGTTCAACCCACCAGGGTAAAACATCTAGCGTGGCCCAGTCAATGAAATGAACCAGTGCGGTCCATACACCTATGATTGTCAAGAGCGTTCCTATTATGGGCCAAAAGTCGTCCTCAACGTCAAGATCTACGTCATGATGAGAATACATTCTTATCTTTTGCTGTTGACTCAATTTCATATAAAGTATATAGTTTTAAATATAACTACAAATACATAATTTGTTGTAACGCTCCCATGGAAGTTCACAACATATAATCCCTAAAAATCGAATATTATGGAACTTGTCATATTAATGGCGGGTATTGTTTACGGCTTAATCATTGGCCTAATACCAGCCGCGGGGGCAACAACAGGACTAATCACACTATTTGGATTTATGCCCTACTTTGTAGGCGACCCTTACTTGGGTGTAATCTTTTGTGTGGCAGTTGTGGCATCCTCAACAACCGGTGATTCTTTTAGTGGTGTGCTGTTGGGCATACCTGGAGCCAACTCTGCGGCGGCGACCATGGTCGACGGATTCCCAATGGCCAAGAACGGTGAGGCCACTAGGGCATTGAGTGCCGCGATAACATCCAGCACTGCTAATGGATTATTCTTTGGCTCACTTACATTTTTATTCTTGCCATGGTACACTAAAGTTGTTATGTACATGGGCATACCTGAACTGTGGGCATTGGTGCTGTTGGCATTTGTCACTGTGGGTTTTGTATCCACTACAAAATATGTTAGAAGCACACTTGCCATAGTGCTAGGAATCACAATAGGACTTGTGGGTGTTGATGTAAACAACGTGCCTCGTTTCACAATGGGTTGGAGATACCTCGAAGACGGTGTACAGATATTACCTTTCGTTGCAGGACTTTTTGCCATACCAGAACTTTGGAACGGATGGTTCAACAGAAAGGAAACTACAACAATCAAAGCACAGCAAGGTAGTTGGCAAGACCTTGTACAAGGAATTAAGGACACTATCAGCTGTTGGAAGGACAGCATAAGAGGAGGAGCCATAGGTTCTTTCATAGGACTGCTCCCGGGACTTGGTGGCGCAATGGCGGACTGGTTGGCATACGGTGCCACGGTGGCGGCCAATCCCAAAGAGAAGTTTGGAGATGGTAATGTAAAAGGTGTTGTTGGAGCGGAAGGAGCCAACAATGCACAGAAGGCCTCTTCATTTATCCCAACAGTGTTATTTGGTATCCCAGGTGCACCATTCGCCGCGATACTGATGGGACTGTTTTTATACCTGGGCATCGACCTAGGATCTCCTGATACCTTTTACGACGACAAATTATTTGACAGCATGACCTACGCATTCTTGCTAGGAACAATGATCACTGCTGTCGTTTGTTATGGACTGGCATATTTCGCAGGGTGGGTGACACGTATTCCATATGTGTATTACTTTCCTTTCATACTTGCTGTTATTGTTTGGGCAACCTTGCAGTACACAGGCGGGTGGGAAGACCTTGCAGTGCTTGTAGCATTCTCTATATTAGGATTGCTATGTAAAAAATTCCAAGTTAGCAGGCCAGCACTGTTAATTGGGTACCTGTTAAGTGACAGGATATACAACCTCACTTACCAATTAACATCACTCCATACGGTAAATGATTTAATCACAAGACCACTCTTTATTTCTATAATGATTTGTGTTATACTTTTACTATATTGGGGCATTACAAAACGGAGTAGACTAAACTATGCTTAAGAAAATAATAATGGCTTTGGTCATAATGACAACAACAGCCATGGCAGATTACAATTTGATCGTGCCACAAAAACCATCTGGTGGAACTTCTGTGTGGGCACAGATAGTTGTTGCAGAATGGGAGAAACACCTAGGTGAGAAGATTAATCTTATCTACAAGCCTGGTGCAAGAGACCAACTGGGACCAAACGAGTTCCAAAATGAACTAAGGTTCGACGACAAGACAATACTTGTATCACACGGTGGTAACGGTATATCATATCTTGTTGAACCTGTTGATTACAATTACTTAGATTGGGAGTCAATCGGACAAATGAACTTGAACATTATTGTGGGTGCAAGGAAGAAAGCCGATACAACAAATGGACCAATACAGTTTCCATCTGGATCTGGTATGACACCAGAAGTAATGGCCATTGTCATGTTGCTGACAGGACCAAACGGTGATCCTATTAAAACATTTGAGAATAAAGTAGTATGGGTAAAAGGAATGAAAGGCTCTGAGAGAAGGCTTGCTTTCATTAGAGGTGACTTAAACGCAACCAGAGAGAACCCTGCCGCTTACAAGAAACATGTTATGCCTGTAATTAAAAAGGGAGATGCTTACACTTGGTTCCATCATGGACTACTTGATGTAAACACAGGACAACACGGAAAAGATCCTAACTTTACTGAACCAACATTTGAAGCACTGTTTGAAGATACATACGATGTTGCACCAAGTGGTGATTTTTATGACGCATACAAACTTGTAAAGAGTTGGAGAGATGCACTTCAAAAAGCATTCTGGGTAAACAAAGATAATCCAAATAAGGATAAACTTGTTGCCGCCTTAAACAAAATGATAAACGATCCAGAGTCAGTAGCCGCTATCGAAAAGAAAGTGGGCAAGTACGAGTGGAGGACAGGTGCAGACGGTGATGCCGCTGTAAGGACACTGAAGTCTTTTATTACACCCGAGGCACTAAAGACTTTGGCTGACTTCAAAAAGGAACAGTTAGGTTACAACACAGTCTACAAAAAAGAACTTACTGAATAATGTATGTTCTTTTCACTGGTGCACCAGGATCAAAATGGAGTAGTGTTGCTAAAAACATTTACAGGTCACCTGACATTGATCAATCGGACAGCACCAGTGAAAGGGCATACAACAAAGGCGTAGTAAGACACATAGGATCATACTTTGATCCAGGAATGGAGTTTAACAACACCAGTGACAATTGGGATCTGCCTTTCTCAGGCAAAGGGAGAAGAATAATTAAATCACACACATTCGCACATAGTCTGGACAAACTTTCTACACTAGGACATCCGATCGTAATGGTGCATCGTAATGACTTCGAATGTCTGAAATGGTGGAACGATGCCGGCGGGTTTGATATCACCTACCCCAATTACAGTTATTTCAAAGATCAAGATACAATGTGGAGTCATATACAATCTGAGAACAGAGACATAATGCAGTTTATTAAAAACAATCAAGACAGGGTGACTTGTCCTGCAGACAACGTAGACCTTTGTAGAGCACTCAATATTAGTTTACCAAACACCAAAGGCAGGATACATAACTATGAACAAAACGATATCAAAGTATACGTGTACAATTAATGAACAAAAAAATATTTGCAAAATTATTAGGACACAGTCAGAACGATCTTTCGAAAATCACGCAACCCTTTATCAAAGAAACTTTTGGTGTAGTTGTCGAACGCTGTGACACTTTAGAGCAATATTCAGAAGCAATTGACGACGCCTGCTTACACAAATACTTCTCCAAGTATTGGCAGAACGATATGAAAAAATGGAAATACTCTGGACTTGCACTAATTAACGAAGTCAATGCTTTGAAACCAAGAGCGGTGCTTGATGTTGGGTGTGGCTACAATGAATTCAAAGATAAGATTCATAATCTCGTAGGCATAGACCCGTATAACGATAAGGCAGACTTTGAAGTTGGCACTTTGCAATACAAAACAGACAAACTTTTCGATGTAATACTTTGCCTAGGGTCAGTGAATTTTGGTTCCAAAGAAAAAATAATTGCAGAAGTCAGTAGATGTGTACAACTACTTTCAAATAATGGTCTAATGTTCTTTAGAGTTAACCCTGGATTATCTCATGACAAGCCTGAAGCAGACTGGATCGAGTTTTTTGCTTGGAACGTACCTTTTATTATAGAACTTTCTGAGATGTTCAACCTAAAAATTCTAGATATACGTGATGATACTAATCAACGCAAGTATTTTATCTATCGCAAAGTAAAATAACCTAAAATGGGTAGACTTATGCTAGAATTGTGCTACAATAAGAAGTAAATACCTACAATGCAAAAACATACTAAAAGTCTATTAGAAGAATTAAGCTCGATGCCACTTAAACGTGACAAGGAGGAAGTTGTGGAGAGCAGAGCCTCACACATATTGGAGTCCACCATAAGACTGATTACCTACATTAGAGAGAATTTCGATCAGGACACGGCGTTCAAATTAGAGAAGAAATTCAATTCAGCTATAAAGAACATGGATGCATCCAAATTCAGCAAAGGCGTTGCACGTATCAAAGAGAACAAGGACGTCAAGGAAAACGTGTTGAAAATCAAAGACGGTGAATACAAAGAGGACTAATCATGTTGATAGAAGATGTCCTTACAGAATTTAAAAGGACACACCTTGAACACATAGAGGACATTGTGATCACTGACGGTTACGAGGGCGGCAAGGCAGTGCTTGAGTATTTCAGAGGACTATTATTAACACTTAAAGGATCAAGTTCAGAAGCAATGAGTGTGTCAGTCAAATGGGATGGCGCACCTGCTGTGGTATGTGGAACTAATCCGGCCAACGGCAAGTTCTTTGTAGGCACAAAGTCTGTGTTCGCAAAGGCCGCCAAGATAAATTACACCAAGAAAGACATAGCAAACAACCATGGCACAGATGAACTAGGACAGAAGTTGTTGAAGTGTCTTGTCCATTTAAAGAAAATAAACATACAAGGCGTGGTGCAAGGTGATCTGTTGTTCACAGATGAAGACATCACACGTAAGAACGTAGACGGCAAGCCTAACCTAACGTTCACACCGAACACTATTACATATGCGGTGCCAGAAGCAAGTGAATTAGGCAAACAGATAGACAGGGCCAAAGTTGGAATAATATTCCATACAACATATGTGGGTGATTCTTTAGAAGATATGAATGCAAAAGGCGGAGCAGATGTTAGTGCATTTACAAAAAGCAATGATGTGTTCTTTGACAATGCGACCTACAAGGACGTGTCTGGTAGTGCTAAATTTACTGACGACGAAACAAAACAATTCTACAACAGTATAGAAAAACTTGAGAACCTATTGAACAGTGTGCCACGTAATCTATCAAGTGTGTTAGGACAAAATCAAGACTTTATACCAATGTTCCAGATGTACATCAACGCAATGGTTAAGCAAGGACAATTACCTACCGATGTCGCCAAGTTCTTATTAGGATTCAGGAAATTCTATGCAGACAGAATGCAACAGCAGATGTCCGGATTGAAGGCGCAGAAGGCTTTACAACTGCGACAGGACAAGATGAAACAGATGCCTGTATTTCTAAACAGAGCTAAGAAACCATTACAGGCCATGCTAACTTTCTACAAGGCAGTGCAGACAATGAAAGCATTTGTATTGAAGAAAATGAATCAAGCACAGGCGATAGGTTCATTCCAGCAGACAGATGGTGGACTAGAAGTAACGGAGCCAGAAGGCTTCGTCGCTGTTGATAGGTCGGGAAATGCCGTTAAACTGGTTGATAGATTAGGATTTTCAAGAAGAAACTTGACTGGTATCAGCAAATTCAAGAAATAGATTTAAAGTCTTATTAATTTCTAAACTTAACTTCTGTTTATTAAACATCGTATCATAGTTGTGCTTTCTTAATGCTTTGGTCTGTTGATATATGTCCTGCCATTTTTTGTGTCCATGTCTAAGTTCTGTGGAGTTGTCTTTTAAACTAGCACACAATGAAACAATTTTGTCTACACGTTTGTCGGGATCAGCTTCGAGGTCATAACTTTCATCAAAATACGCACTGAAAGTTTTGAATCCCATTTCCCTTAATTTTTGTAGATACAAATGATTACCATGCACGATAAAAACGTGCTGTGCCATTATTGGTTTCCATATCTTTTCCGTCATAAAAATTTCATAGTTGTTGTCATTTGTTTCAGACACAATTGAACAGACTGTATCTATGTACGGCAATTCATATATGTCTTGGTCCTTACCCCAGCGAGGATAGTCTTTTGGGTCTATGCCAGGCAATTCATACTTGGATGGTAGTCTCACAGGGTTATCCAATAACGTGAAACTGTATACACTGTTATCTAGGATATTATTGCTTTGCATTTTGTTGTAAAGTTTGACTCTGTGTTCTCTCGGTGCTTTGTTAAGATAAAGATATTCATGTAGTTTGTGCCAATAACTTCCGTTATGGTCGTGTGTGAATTTATATTTTTTATCTTTGTGTTTATGATACATGTAGTTCCAAAACCAAGATACTCCACCGGTCCATGTGTAATAAGGATAAGGTATATCTATCTCTTTCATTTTCTCTCCGGTGATGAATATCTGCGATTTAATGTTGTCCAACGATTCCCATGGATTGGTTAGTATAAAGGTGAATCCCTGTTGATGTAAAAGTTCTAGCCTTCCCTGTAAATCTTTCTTGTATGCACTGTTATCAATTAGTCTGTTATTATGGATCCGCATATCTATTAAAGCAAACTTCCTATCATAACTGTCAAGGTCGTGTTTGTGTAGGGTATAATATTCGCCAGTGTGATCAAATGTTTGGTCTGGTAAAGAGTGTGTGTCTATAAACTGCTCGTAGGAATGATGGTCTCCGGTCTTCATTACATCGGTCAGAATAAAATTTCGTTGCATGTGCCCTATAAATACCTATATGTTAACACCATTTGTAAAGTATGTATCTGAAGCGAAAGTCATAAGGAAATTTAGTGATCTGCAAAGATTTACCTTTCCTGAAGTTACAGAAAGAATCTACCTTAGCTTTCTGGCACTTGCACTTATGAGTCAACAAAAAGAGACACAATCTTTTGTTAAGTCCTATGCAGACCAAACCATGGCAAAAGGCACATTTGATCAAGTGAGGATGATAAACAATGATTTGGCAAACATGCTGGCAATCGTATCTGGTGATCCAGAGATAACCAAAAAATTAAAGAATAAGAATCAAGCACAGGCCATGAGGCAGAGGCAACCAGTTCCTGTGATGCAACTAAGGAGATACATGCGGAGTTGGGATGAACACTTCAAATATCTTACACAGTTGGAACGGGCTCTGAATATAAGTGATGCAAATTACAAAAATGTAAGGAGGGCAGTTTCCAATTACACAAACTTAGGTTCCAGAACAAAGTCGCAGACGCTTAACAGATTGAAACAAATGTTGCAGTCTAAGTTGCCTAACACAGACATACATAAAAAATTCAAGGAACTGTAATGATGATAAGATACATCTGTGAGAAATGTGAATGCGAACAGCACTGTGGACGATCCTGCACAGAATGTCGAGACTGCCCGGACTGTGCCTGCAAGGAATGTGGTGGCGACGGAAAATAGTTTTTGGGTGCTGTATGGACAGCACGACAAACCAACCTTCCTAGAAGATGCCGGTAACGGACAAAGACTACAAAGAGATACTGCACTGCGACACGTCAAAAACTGGCGTGTGTGCTTGGACATAGGTAGCAACATCGGACAATGGACCAGGCCCTTGGCGAATAAGTTTAGGAGCGTGATTTGTTTCGAACCAAATCCTAACTTCCGCGAGTGTTTCACCAAGAACATAAAAGAAGATAACGTGGTGTTATGGCCATATGGGTTATCAGATAGATCACACTCGGCAAATCAGGATTTTAATTCAACAGTTCTAAACGAGGGCGAAGGTGACATTAAGTGCATACCGCTTGACAGTTACAACTTCTCTGAAGTGGACTTTGTCAAAATAGATGTTGATGGTTTTGAAATTCCTCTTTTGAAGGGTGCCAGAAAAACACTGACGAATAACAGTCCAGTAATCAATATTGAGATGAAGTACGACAAAAGAAGTCACATAGCCTACAAGTCGGCCAAGATACTGAAGGATCTCGGGTACAAATTTGTCAAAAGGACAAAAAGTGATGAGATTTGGATGAAATCGTAATATTACAGCATAATTTACCAACTTTACCAATAAATACTTACAACTTGATTCCTGAGCGGAATCACGTCATTTAAATCAGATAAAAAGGAGGATTAAAAATGGCATACGACGGTACAATACCAGCAGGCGGTCCAGGAAACTTTGTTTCACCTAACAGTGCAATTGAGCACGAAGGTGTAAGAGTTGACTTTATCACTGTTGATTACATCTCTGATGTTTCAGGTGAGATTACTCACTCTACAGCGTCAGCAAATACGGCTGGTCTAAAACTAGCTATCGAGGCAATCCAAAACCAAGGTGTTAATATCTTAGGTACAGGTGCATTAGGTAACTCAAACACTGAACAAACTTACATGGTAAGAGCGGACAGTTTAGACACGATCAGTTCAACTACAACAGTGGCGGCAATCCAAGCGGCAATCAGAGCCTTGAACGCATTAACTCCAGATAAAGTTACAGCGACAATTTCAAGTGCGACGGCTGGCGACAGAGATATGTCTGACACTCAAGTAGCGTAATAACATAGAATAATCATAAGGAGAATATAACATGGCTTATTCAGGATCAAAAGTAGCAGGTGGAAAAGGAAACTTCTCACTGAACCAAAACTTTGAAGTAGAAGGTGTTGACGTTACAGCGTTAACAGTTGACTTCGTCGTTGATGTTTCAGCAGAGACAGGTGACTTAACTACTGGATCTACAACAGCAGGTCTACAAATGGTTAGACATGCTTTCGAACACCAAGGACTTAGAATTTTAGCAGAAGGTCCGTTGGTTGATTCAAACACACAAAAAACGTACTTGGTTAGAACTGACAGTTTAGACAGTCTATCCGGTACAACAACAAAAGCGGCGTTACAGGCGTACATTAGAACTTTAGATCAATCTAGTTCTTCTTTCCCTGGACTTGCGGCTGACTTAACAGGTGCAACAGTTACAGAAACTAAAATTGGTATCTTAACTGCGGCGGCGGTTAGTTAATAGTTAAAGCATAAGGAGAAACTAAAATGCCAGCAACAAGTAACGCAACAGCAAACATGAGCAGAAGACAATCGTTTACGGGAAAAGGATTAACTTTTATCGAGATGATGTTTGATGACGAAGTAACAACAACAGCTACTACTCCAGACACTAAAGGTTCAGTGTTCCAAGACATGAGTGTGTTAGTTGGTACTTTCGGAACTATTCTAGCTCAATCATACACGCTTGGTGCAAAAGCAACTGAGAAAGATGCGGCCGCGGCGGCATCTATCGTTGAAGATGAACTATGTGACTACTACACTTTTATAGTAGAAGGCACACCAGGTCAGTTCAACGCGGCAGACTCTACAGGAGACATCAACTTGGATCCAAACCAAGCAGATGCTTCTGACCCAGGAGTTATCGCAGATGCAGAAGCAGACATCGAAACTGAAATCCTAGCAAGAATATCAGGAACTTCAGACTCAGCGGGTGGTGTTCACGTAGACGTGAGATACCTACCAGCAGACGGTGTGACATCAGCGGGTGTTGATGAAGTATACGGTGTAAACTCAGCAAGAGTTAACGCATAATACTTTTTAATTTACCAAAGGGCGGATTCTTTAATTAGGTCCGCCCTTTTTTTATGGCTTAAATATCACAAAGGAGTACACTATGATAGAGAAATTCACAGTTGAGATAGAAGTAGGAGACACGGTTGAGGTGGGTAGAATGCATCTTGCCAATCAAAAAATTAAAGCAATAGAGATAGACAAATGGGGACACCCAGTACTGGTGCTTGAAAGCGGCAGGAAGAGAGGCTTGTTAAACATGCGGCTTAAGAAGCTAATACCTGAAGACGTCAAGAGACTGCAAGAGCCTGCAGATATAATGATGACTAAGGAACAATGGGCAGAGGCAGAGAGAAAGATTACTGAAGCAAAAGCAAAATAATATTACGCCACTTATTAAATAGCACCCATGCACGAATACCGTATTCACACTCTAGTTGACATTACAGAAAACGGAAATCTTCATCAGGAGTTTCCGTTCAAGACTAAGATCGGCGACGTAATAAGTGACAAGCATTCTTTGGCAGTGGCCAGGAATCAGAATAGTAACTTCAACACTATGTTACAAATCCTACAAATAAGGGGAAACATTACATGGGAGCAATCACCACAGAGAGTTGAACTGCCCTCACTAGGCAATCACGGTTTTGGATCATTCTATGAAGGTAAACACACAACGTGGCACTTTCAGTTCTTTACGGAACAAGTTGGCGTTTATGGTGATTTGATAGACCCAACACAAAATCTGCAAGAGGACTTCAATCTCGTTCCGGTCATCACAGATTGCATGAACAGTGCTCACTTCCCGATACACACCTTTGTAACTAGGAATCTACAAGGAACGGATGAGCAGAAAGTAATCGCCGCACTTTCAGGTGGTATCATAAACACGTACTTTTCATACGCTGGACCTGTCGATAAATAACAGTACATTAAGGCACACACACTTTCTAATAACAAAGGCACTCAGGCAATGCAACAGGCTCATTTACAGGCTCTAATAACGGAGGTACAGATCCTCAAAAGAGATTTACAAAGATATATGAGTACAACAGAATTAGAAAAACAGAACCTAGAAGCACACGTGGACCTTTGTTCAGAGAGATACAAAGGGTTGCACGACAGATTAAGTGCGATCGAAGTAAGGTTGGCAAAGATGAATGAAGATATGTCAACTAGTCACAAAAGCAGTCAGAAGACAATCATAGCAACAGCAGGCACAGTGGTCGCAGGCCTATTATCTACGGTAGTAGTAATCCTGATGAAGATGCCTGGCTAAAATCACAACTACATGTTTATACAGATAGCACCTAAGGCCAAAGTGTACGTCACAGACCAGGATGTTGAATTCATAAAAGCACACGCATTAGAATCTTTTAGGAGCAACGAACTTTCGCCAGAGGATGCAGACAGGGCCAAGAAGTTGGCCGACAAGGCTGTGTTCGTACGTAAGAAACTTGACACCCACATGCAATATGCTTTAAATAGGAAGATAAAGTTTGTTGCAAATGACAGGAAAAAATAAATCAGAACTGGTAAAACAGATTGAGGCTTACGGACTCAAGGGTAAACTTGCGGATCTGGCACACAAGGAACAGGCACGTAGGCCATTCCGACACCTACCGAAACAATTTTCAAAAGGTATCCTTATAGGAAACATTGCCATTGTCCCTAAAAAATACTCAGGTACGAGGTACGTTTACGTGATTGCCGATATGATGGAGGCACGTCTACTGCACGAAGATATCAATCTAAAACAAACTGCGATATTGGTGGCACACTATCTAGCAGATGGGAAACACATACCTAATGACATTATTGAATTAGATACAAAACATGCTTCTCAACTGTTTGACATACAGAGTGCAAAACGCATGATAAGAGAAGCACAGAAAGAGAAAGATGAAGTCACTGAGGACGTGTACTGGGATAGATTAGACGTCGCTAACCGCCTAGCGGACGAATGTAAATCAAAGTTACAGCAGATCTTTAACGACACGTTCGGCACGTAGATAATAAATAAACACAGTATGAAGAGCTTAGACCTTACAAAACCCATTACAACAGAATCTTTACTTAAAGAATTTGAATCTAGATTCAACATGACTATGGATCTTTCCAAATTCAATGAAGTGGAACTTCAGGACTACGCAAATCACGTGAGAACCAAGATACACGAGATCACACAAAACACACACTTCGGACAAGAATTAACTAACGATGGCTATCAAAAAAATCAAATGATGCTTGACATAATCAATCAAGCAATCACAGAGAGAAAACTTGCAGAGTATGGAGGTAGCATGTCAACAGATCCCGAAGTAAAAGCAGGCTCAACGGCAATCAGTGCAAAGTCAAAATTAGACAAAGGTCAAGCACTAACACCTGGCGAGAAAAAACAGGTGAGTAAGATGCTATCAACTGACGAGATGAAAAAAATGCCTAAAGGCACAGGCACAATGATGGGTGTGAAAGAGGGTGTAGAGGAACAATCAGAATTAATTTTAGCGGCCAAGGACATGATGGACAAAGTTACAGGTTACTTGGAAGATCTAGCATCAATGAAAACAGAAGGTATGTTAGAACTAGCAGACAGAATCAGAGACGAAATGGGAGCGGACAAGGCGGACGCTTTCATGCAAAAAATCCAACCAGCGATTGAACAGGCGGAAGCCACTTTATCGACAACTAGACAAGAGCTAGACAACGGTGTAAGAATTTTGACCGGAGAAGAAGTAGCATCAGAACCTATGGGCGCCGATGACACGATGGACATGGACACAGATCTAGACTCACTTGACTCAGACATGGACGACACAGAGACAGATGAGTTTGGAGCCTCTGACGCCGAAGCGGGTGGAACAGAACCAGAAGGCAGAGAACAAAGAGAATCCAAAGAAGTGTTTGAAACATCAAACAGATTGTTCAGTAAACTAGCAGGAAAGTAATCCTGTGAGATTTTCCGAATTTAACAAAAGCGATACAGACCTAGAGTCAGCTTTGATCAACATCCTGTTGAACATGAAAGGTGACGCAGATGAAAAAGATCAATCCAGTGACATCAGCATGGACGCTGTGAAACAGATAATGAGTAACACAGGTTATCCTGCTTTCAACTATGACGTGTTCAAACGAATATACGACGCTGACGGTGATCTTAAAAATGTTGTCGCTGATTTCGATAACGAAAAGATAATTGTTAAAACAGATCAGGAAGCGGAGAAAGAGCCTTCGATGGACTACGACGACCAAGGCTCGACTGATGTTGTTAAGAACATGGCCAAGTCAGCAATGAAGAGAAGACAGTAGTCTTAAAATAATTATTAATATGGATAGGTTATTAGAGCTCGAACTCGAGTCGTTAAAGGACGGATTATTATTCTCCGCAAGGTTTTACAACAAGCCTGTGGTAATATTCAACAGTGCATCTCAATGTGGATTTACAAAACAATTCGCTGAATTTCAAGTTTTATATGACGAGGGGAACATAGTACCAATAGCACTGCCTACCAACGATTTCGGTGGCCAGGAACCAGGAGACAATTATGAAATATTACAATACTGTAGGACAAAATATAATGTGACTTTTCCTGTTTGCAAAAAAACTAATCTAGATCATATCTTGTTCAAGACCTTTGGCAGACCAGACTGGAACTTCAACAAATATCTGTTCAACAAAGATCATATTTTTATTGATAAATTTGATTCGAACACCAAACCAAAAGAACTTATAGATCATGTCTAAGACTTTCTGTTCATATCCATGGAGACATCAGTACGTCCATACCACAGGACATCAAAAGATATGTTGTATGAGTGAAGACAACATAGTCAAATCTGACGGGTATCTGCAGTACAACATGAGTAAAGACGAAGTGCTTGATTCTTGGAACAGTGATTACATGAAACGCATTAGATTAAAAATGATAGCCGGTGAGCCTATTGTCAATTGTATAAAATGTGTTGAGAGTGAAGCAAAAGGACTTACCTCCATGCGAACGACTGCCAATAAAGAAAAGTACATTTCATCAACAAACGTAGACGGAAGTATAGATGACAAGCCAGACTCATTAGAATTACACTTTGGAAACACCTGCAACCTGCAATGTAAAATGTGTAGCCAACAGTTCAGTCACATGATAGGTAAAGAACTACTGAAGATGGGTGAACAGGATCCTAGTTTCCTGCAATGGGTAAAAAAAGAAAGTGGGGTGATCAATAATTGGACAGGTGAACTGGACATAGCCTATGACTGGTATAAGAATGATAAAATTAAGAAAAGCATCTTTGACCATGTCAGCCGGAATGTTGAATCATTAGTGGTTATAGGGGGTGAGCCAACGATAATCTCAGAGTTCTACGAGCTTCTTGGATATTGTCATTCCAACAATACCCTTAAAGATAAGTCGCTAACCATAACAACTAACATGACCAACACCAATAAAAACTTATCAACATGGTTGGGCTCCGTGAAGGACTTTATGATCCACGCAAGTATAGACGGTTTGGACGAAAGGAACCGGTACATAAGATATCCTTGTAATTGGAAAAGTGTTCTCAAGTCATTGCAGTTCTACAAAGATGTAATGCAAAAACACAAACAAGCACACTTTAACTTTGCACCGGCCATACAACTACTCAACATAGATCAACTGCCTGAACTTTGTAAATTTTTCATTGATAATTTTACTACAAAAAAATGTGACATAGCATGGGTATCACAGGTCAGGTATCCTATCATATGTGACTATGCTATCCTACCTACAGAACATAGGCATGGCATTGCTGACAAATTAAAAGAAAGTTCAAAACTAATACGCGATGAAAAAACGGCGGCACAGATTTTGTCACATTCGAATGATCTGCTAACCGAATCATTCAGCGATGCTGAGAAAAAAACATATCAAAAAATGTTCATGAGATATAATGACAAACAGGATCAATTTAGGAAAACCAAACCCTGGAGAGCACTAATGCCGGATCTGGATCAGGCTTTGACAAATTCGACAAAATAATATACAATATGTCTATGAAAATACCAAAAGATGTCATTGAAGACAAAGGCATCACCTATGTGCAGAAGTATCCGTACGGAGAAATGTCTAGGGTCACCAAGAACCATAAAAGACACTACGAAACACCAGATGGAAGGCAAGTTCCTTCGGTTACAACTGTCCTAAGTGCCACGAAAGATATGACACACTTACACGCTTGGAGAAAACGTATAGGTGCAGAGAAGGCTCAACAGATAACAACCGAAAGTGCCAACATAGGAACTGTGATGCATAGGAGCCTAGAGAAGCATGTCAAAGGGGAAGATCGTAAGCCTGGTTCCAATCTTATACAGCAAAAAGCACACACAATGGCCAATGTCATAATAGACAACGGACTTAATGATGTTAGTGAAGTATGGGGGTCGGAAGTGTCGCTTTATTATCCGGAGTTGTACGCAGGCACAACAGACTTGGTTGGAGTGTACAAGGGTGCACCTGCCATAATGGATTTCAAACAGGCACGTAGACTTAAAAAGAAAGAGTGGGTCGAAGACTATTACTTGCAATTGGTGGCCTATGCTGAAGCACACAACAAGATGTACGACACACAGATCAAAACAGGTAGGATATTCATATGCACACAGGCGAACGAATACCAGACTTTCGACATAGATAACTATGATCACTGGGTTGGACAGTGGTACGCAAAGTTGGAACAATACTACAAGTCTATACTGTAATAAATAACAACATATGCCGATAGTACAGATATCTAGAATACAACACAGACGTGGAAAAAGGACTGATCTACCACAACTAGCCGCGGGAGAACTGGGCTGGGTGATAGACGAACAGAGGTTGTTTATAGGTAACGGCACAGTATCAGATGGTGCCCCGGCAGTAGGCAACACTGAGATAGTAACTGATGGAAGCTCTGCATTTACATCAGCCTTAAGCCACACGTTTAAAGGTTATCTTGGTGATTCGACCCCTGTCACTACATCTACTCAAAGGACCTTAGCAAACAGGTTAGATGAATATGTATCTGTCAAAGACTTTGGTGCTAAAGGAGATGACTCAACTGCAGACGTAACGGCAATCCAAAATGCCATAGACGAGATTTACATCGACACAGATAAAGACGATACTAGATCAAGAAGAATATTATTCTTTCCTGCAGGCACATATAAAATAAACACAGCACTTAAAATTCCACCATATGCACACTTGGTGGGAGAAGGTCCAGACAAAACCATTATAAAGAATTCAGGTAACAATGCAGTTGTTGTCATGCAAGACGACGAAGGTAATGTAGGATCCAATATAGGAAACTCCAGCGCCACTACACCAACACAGGTACAGATATCTAACATGACTTTGAGAACATCTGTTGCTTATGGTGGTATATCTCTTGATAGAGTAACTAATGCATATTTCAATAATGTTAAACTACAAGGTTCATATGCTTCAGGAGGTTCTGATTCTAGCAATTCCAAAGGAGTGACCACAACAAATTCTACAGCTACGTTCACAACTTCTAATATTGTTTTTAACCAATGTCAGTTTACAAAATTTGCAAGGCTTGTTGATTTAAGTTTTAATTGCACTAACGTGAAATTTATTTCATGTGATTTCACAACTGCATACTACGGAGCATTGATTGGAGCAGAGATGGACGGAAGCACTACAGGTTTGGATGACGGCCCAAGAGATGTACAGTTTATAAGTTCAAGCTGGAGTGATATAGGTCAACAAGCAATATTAGTGTCGCCTGCAACAGGCACAACTGATTCAGCAGGTCCAAGACACATAGTTTCGCATGCCAACTTCTTTGCAAAGACGGTGGGAAATAATTTCGAAGGTGTCGGTACATTTAGCGAAGTTCCAATTATACAGTTTGACAACGACGAATGTTCATCTGTACAAGACTTCTTTGAAAGAACAGATCTAAGAAGATCAGATGGCAGTTCAAATTTAAATGCCGCTCCAGAGGTACAAGGAATTGGTTTAACGACCAAAGCAATAAAATCACAGACCCTTTCAGACAACACATCGTCGGCCACTACGATCAATGAATTTCCAGCACTCGCGGGAAAAGGAATATTCATCAAGTATAAAATAGTAAGGGGAACACTTGATAGGACAGGAGAATTTATTATCAGTGCATCTACAACAGCAGTAGGGTTTGATGATAGCTTTACAGAAAGCGGTGCAGATATTGGAGTAACCTTAACTGCCGCACTTGATGATAAAGACTCCACAGCAGGAAACGAAACTGTTGCCTTTAAGTTCACAACTACTAGCACAGGCACAGATGCAACCATAGATTACCAGACAACGATCCTAGCATAAAATCAATTATCTTGTAGACAAAAAACTTTTTTTGTCATAATATTAGTACATTATAAAATTACATAACGACATTGTAGTTTTAGTCAAACGACAGGTTACAAAAAAAGTATAAAAAAGTTATAAACACGGATTTAGATAAATATGGATACAACAAAAACAAAAATCAAAAACAGAAATTACAAAAACTTAATGCCGAACACCAACTCTAGTACGATCAAAGTCCAAAAAAGAGATGGTAGGCAGGAGCCCCTTGACATAAACAAGATTCATTTCGTCGTTGAAGAAGCATGTGAAGGTCTAGCAGGAGTAAGTTCATCTCAGATTGAAATGAATGCCAACATACAGTTCTATGATGGCATGACAACAAAAGATATACAAAACGTTTTAGTAAGGTCTGCAAATGATCTTATAAGTTTGGAAACTCCAAACTATCAATATGCCGCGGCAAGACTTCTATCATATGATGTTAGGAAGGAAGCACACGGTCAGTACGAATACATTCCGTTGTTGAAACTTATATTAAGGAACATTAGGTTGGGTGTTTATGACAAAGGCATACTTGACAAGTATTCTAAAACAGAACTTAAGAAATTTAATACATGGATACGAAGAGACAGAGATCTTAGATTTACATACGCAGGCCTTAGACAAATCTGTGACAAATATCTTGTACAGGACAGGAGTACTGGACAACTATACGAAACACCACAGGACATGTACATGATGATCGCGGCAACTTTATTTGCTGACTACCCTACAAAGTCTAGAATGTCTTATGTTAAAAAGTATTACGATGCAATCTCACAACACAAAATAAACATTCCAACGCCAGTGATGGCAGGAGTGAGAACACCTATCAGACAATTTGCTTCTTGCGTTCTAGTAGACAGTGATGACACGTTACCTAGTATTTTTTCAAGTGACATGGCAATTGGTTTATACGTTGCCAGAAGAGCAGGCATAGGAATAAACGCAGGACGTATCAGAGGTAT